ATATCAACAATTATTCTGGAAAAAATACCATTCTCAAAGTATAAAAAACCAAACCAATACATATTTTCAATATTTTGTTCAGTTAAATCAAATAAATCTTTTTTAATATCATTAGGAACCAGTAAATTTGCACTACCACCATAACTAATTTTAAAATTACTCATTTATACTAATTAAACATAAAATAATTTCCTGATTTTTGATCATCACCAGGTAAAAAATCCCAATTATTGTCAAGTTGACTACCTTTTGTATCTTCATTGTATGCTGAAACATTATTTAATTCTTCTATTTTTTCTGGTTTTAAATGTTCATTCTTTTCTTCATATGCTAAATCTGATCTGAATTCTGGTTTTAGATCCATTTGATTATTATATGTTATTTCCTGTATTTTTTTGTAAATATCAGAAACAAGTTTTGTTTCAAAATTTTTATTTACACTTAAAATATATTTTGTTTTTGCCATTAGTTTTTCATCATGCAAATCAAAAATAACATAATATAAATTAATCAATGCATCATTCCAAGTATCACCAATAACCCACAATAATTTAGTATCATTATCATAAGAAATATTAGGATTATCCAAATTAATATTTATTGGATGATCTAATTTGATACATATGTATATTTTTTGTTCATTATCAATTCTAACTTGATAGAATGGATACATTCTTGGTAAATGCCAGAAATAATCTCCGTTATCAAATTTAGGTATACCTAATTTTTGCTGTAATAAATCCAATGATGTATTACCAGAATTAATTATATTATTTTTTATTTTTTGATCATTTGATAATTTTTCTTGATTTTGATATTATTGCATAAATAAAATAATAATGATAACTACAATAAATAAAATTCTATGATCAATCATCTATATATTTGTTAATAAAAAAATTAACATAATTTTTCATACAATTCTTTGTTACAATTCCAACCTCCACCTCCCAAATTTTCATCAATTTCAGCAAATGGATAATTTATAAGAAAATTTCTCAGTTCAAAGATTTTATCATTTTTACTTTGCATGATTGCCAAAATGATTAAAGCCAAATTTTTATTTTCCTTGATTATTCGCATCAACAAAACTCTCACTTTGAATTTTAGCCAATATTTAAATACATCGCTATTTTTAACATGAAATGACAAATAATTAATCAAAACTGCAACACAATCATCGGTTATTTCATCATTATCAAAAGAATACAACAGTTTTGAACCAACAATATTTGCCATTTTCTTTTTTCTAATTTGAAATTTTTTCAAAATCTCATAATTAATATTTCTTTCTGTTTTTGGTACTTGAACAAATGTTTCTTCTCCAATGGATGCCATGATAAATTAATTATATGGTTTCTATAATTATATTTTCAATTTTTTTTGCAATTGATAAAAATTATATTCTAACATTTATATATAAATGCCTAATTTTACTGTTTTCTATCATCAGGTATGTGCTGCATTATCTATATTATCATCTTTATTTTTGATTCCATTACTTTTCCGATATAAAGATTCTCAAATAAATTTTTATCAATTATCCACATATATTTGTTTATTATCGATAGCATGGGGAATACATGGATTAATTCATTATTTAGATGAAAAAAAAACAGTTAATGAATTTTTTGATTAACTATAAATAAATCTTTGTTTTATATTCAATTTTTTGAGAACATATGAAACAATTTGCAGAACTACAACATTTAGGGCAAAATAAATGTCCACAATTCAATGCAATATTTTTTTTATAAATTTTACAAATATTACACAAAAGGTTTGAATCTGAACATTCTTCACAATTATATAATTTTTCATTAATTAAATCTTCATCTAGTGAAATTTTTATTTCGTCTTTCTCAAAATTTATTTTATATCCTTTACCAACATATTGTTGGAAATGTTGATTGAGTAATTGATTAGATATATCTTGTAAAGATGATAAATCATATTTAAATAAGTTTTCAAATAATCCGGAGTAGTTATTAAATGATATTAAAGATGGTTTTTTAAATATTGATTCTGTATTTTCTTCGTCCACCATATTTTTAATATGAGTCAAAAGAGTTTTTTCTATTAAAGGTATAAATTTATTTAATGCCAAATTTATTTCTTTTCTTTTGATTTCTTTTTTCTCTGTGGATTCGTTTATGATATCTTTTAATGATATCATATTAAATTCTTCATCTTTTTCAAAAGATATGATTTTTAAAGTAGCAATGTTATCGTCATAATGGTGACTAATTAAACAAGACATATTATTTAAAGTTTCTAGTTTTATTTTGTCGATTAATGCATTATTTATTTTGTTTAGTTCTTGATTAGTTACAATATTAATTTTATTAATTGAATATGGTAAATAAAAAATATCAATTTTGTCTGAAATTGTTATATATAAATAATTTTCTTTTTTTAATTTATATAAAATTTCTTCTTTTTTTTTATTAATTTCAGAGAAAAGATCATTTTTCTCAATTAAATAATTTTTTGGAATTGGACCTGTTATTTTAAGCCACGGACAATTTTCATTGTCTTTTATAAAAGGATTTTGCATCTATAATATTATTATAAAAAAAATATTAAATAACTTGAATTTCTATATGAATACTTTTTGTTTTCTACCAATTTTTGTTTCACAAAATGGACATTTACTAATTTTACTTACACACATTGGACATAATAAATGACCACAATTCAATGCAACATTTTTTTTATATGTTTTACAAATTAAACATTGTATTTGTTCACAATCTGTTTCAATTAATTGACCAGTAAAATTATCAATTTCAAAATTTTCGATTTCACACACTTTAAATTTGAAACAAAAGTAATATTCAGTGTCATATTCATAATAAACTTCATAATTGAGATGGTTATATTGATCATTTAAGTATTCGACTTGTTCTTTTCCTAATAGAGCATAAAATGATTCTTTTTGGTGATAATTCGAAAAATCAACTTTATTTTTTAATTGAGGAAAATTTTTAAAAATGTGTTTTGAACCATTGCCAAATCTTGGAAAAAAATGTAATAAAAATTCTGTTTTAAGAGTTGTGTTTTCATATGCGACATTAATTTCTTTTTTAAGTTTATCATGAATTAATTCAGTAAAATTTTTAATGAAAATTCGTTTTTCTTTTGCAATCAATTTTTCAACTTCATTGTATTTTTTGATCAATTCTTCACCGTTAATTAGATCATTCATTTTATAAATTAATTTATTCTTAACTGTTTACTAATCAATTTTTTTAATCATTGTGTGATTGTTCAACACATTTATAAACAATTTTTTTAAATTCATCTTTATTTTCTCTAAATAATTTTCCAGCATCAACATTGGCAGGCGACTCACAATTTGGATCTGCGATCATAGAAATAATTGACAACAAAACACTAACGACACTTTGAGCAGGTTTCCATCTTTCAGATTCGTGTTCATAACCAAATTCATCTTTTCCAACATGAAGAATACTGATACACACTTTACCTGCATCAGCACCTTTATCATAAATATTTGGATGAAATATATTTGAGATAAATTTAACAACAGGAGGATTATAAGGATAATCAGGAGGAAATGTCATTTTAGCTTTAAATGTACCTCCTTCATAAGGTGTATCTTCTGGACCGAAAATAATAACTGTCCAATCAAGAATATTATCTGGATTAACTTCAAATGAAAATTCTGAGTAATTATGTTTTGTCATATCTTCGATTTCTTTTGACAATCTTTTAATAGCAATTTTACTAGCCATATTTATTAATACTTTTATTAATAATTGTTTTAATTATCAATTTTTTTTAAAAAATTGATGTTTTTTAGTTTTGGTTAATTAATATATGTATATGTCAACTATAATTAAAACAGTGGAGAAGACTTTCAATTATGATAAAATAATAGATCGTTTTGGTGCATCAAAAATAGATATCAATATATTAAATCAAATTAAAGATGTTATTGGTTACATTCCATTTGAGTTTGACAGAAAATTAATTATCTCACATCGTGATTTTGATGTCATTTTAAATGCTCATAAAAACAATTTTCCTTTTTATATATACACAGGACGAGGACCATCGTCAGAATCTTTACACTTAGGACATTTGATTCCATTTTATTTAACCAAACAACTTCAAGATATTTTTAATGTTCATGTAATTATTCAGATTACTGATGATGAAAAATTCTTGTATCGTCAAGATAATGATCTTGATTATTATAAAAAAATATCTGATGAAAACATCAAAGATATAATTTCATGTGGATTTAATCCTGATAAAACATTTATTTTTAAAAATACAGATTATATTGGTAAATTATATGACATAAATCTAAAAATTCAAAGTAAAATTACAATTAATCAAATCAAAAACTCTTTTGGAATCGAAGATACAAATAATGTTGGTCGATTATCTTTTCCAACATTACAAATGGTACCATGTTTTCCTGATTCATTTGATTTTATAAATAAAAATTCCAAATGTTTGGTGATATGTGGTATAGATCAAGATCCATATTTTAGAATTGTTAGAGATATTTCAAATAAATTGGGTTATTCAAAACCGGCACTGTTACACACAAAATTTTTTCCATCTTTATCAGGAGTCAATATTAAAATGAGTTCGTCAATTAAAGATAATGCAATATTTGTTAATGATGATTTAAAAATCATTACAAAAAAAATTAATAAATGTTTTTCTGGAGGTAAGGACACAAAAGAAGAACATGAATTATATGGAGGAAATACTGATATAGATGTATGTTATAACATTTTGGAATTTATAGATAAAAACGATTTGAAATTAAAAGAAATTAAACAAAATTATGAATCTGGTAAATTACTCACAGGAAATTTAAAAAAATACACAATTGGAAAAATATATGATTTACTTGAAGATTTTAAATCAGATAGAATCAACATAACATCTAATTCTTTAAGTAAATTTTTAATAAAATAATATAAATTAAAAAAATTGAATTAAAAATATGTTAGTATAATATAAGATATATATATATGAGTCAAAATCAATTTAAAACTAGTTATAATTTGGAAGCAAGAAAAATGGAATCTCAAAGAATGAGAGATAAATATCCTGATAGAATTCCTGTAATTGTTAAAAAAGCATTATCATCAGATTTACCAGATATTGACAAGAAAAAATATCTTGTTCCAACTGATTTGACAGTAGGACAATTTATTCATGTTATTAGAAAAAGGATCAAACTTCAACCAGAAAAAGCTATTTTCATTTTCGTAAATTCAATTATGCCACCAACAGCAAGTTTAGTTTCTCAAGTTTATCAAGATCAAAGTGATGAAGATGGATTTTTATATTTTACTTACAATGGAGAAAATGTATTTGGTTCAAGCGATTAACATTTTTACATAAGATTTTTTATTTTCAATACATTTTATTTTATAAAACTTGACTTGAGTTTCATAAAATTTATTCTTTTCAATATTTTCCGTTGTTCTAATTATTGTATGTATTTCTCCAATATTTTCTTCTATAAATTTTGTTAATGCCGTTCTATGATATTTAATAATGTAAATTCCATCATATAGTTTTTTTATTAATTCAAATTGAATGGTGAATTTATCAAAGTTATTAAAATTCATTTTATAAACATTGTATTTATAAATCAATCTATTATTTTTTAATATTTGTGGAATTTCTCTTTTATAAATTTTTTCAAAACTAATAACTATATTTTTATTTGTAATAAAATATTCAATTGGATCAATAAATAATTCCTGTTTATTTTCTAAATTATGTAGTTTTATGTTAATTTGATCTGAAATATAAAAAGAACATTTTCCAGTATAAATATAATTTTCTTCTAAACCATATTGCTTTTTATTGTAATTTAATTTTGTAAATTGCATGAAAAAATCAATTATTTGATTATTCAAATAATAAACGTTGTTGTTATTAACCAAGAATTGCAAACTAAAATATTTTTGATTGTAAATTATTTTATTTGAGTTACTTATTTGTAACATCAAGTTATTATTCTCAATTTTTGATTCAATGTTTATATCACTGTTAGAAACTTCATAATTACAATCATTAATTAAAGGAGTAAATTTGATATTTTAATTTCATCAAGTGAACATTCTTTGTAAATTGGTTTTTGATTATTTGTTTTAATTAATCTAATAAATTCTAATTCGGAAGGTAACTTATATCCTTTTCTTACAGCTTTATCAAGTCTTGAAACATTGAGTTTTGTTTTGTATTTTTTAATTTCTTTTGTTTTCAGTGATTCCAAAAAATAATCTGTCGTGTAAAACTGTTGTTTACAATATGCACATTGAATATAATCAAAATCAAATTCATTTATTAATTCCAAAGGTTGACAGTTTTTAACCATAATAATTTGAAATTTTGGATTATCAACTAAATCAATTTGAATAACTGAACTCAATTTCGATATTTTTTCGAGAATAAAATTAGTTGTTATTAAATCAACAATAATATGAAAATTTTCTATGTTATCAACAAAAATATCAATATCGTTGACCATTTGATTCTTATCGTAACAATATAAAATAGATCCTCCTGCAATACAACCATAATTAGAAATTTCATCAAGAATATTGGTCCAAGTCATCCAGTTATACCAAGATTTAAGATAGCTAATATTATTAATTTTTAATTTATCTGATAAAATATTTATAGTTGTCATTATTAATAAATTATTATATTTATTACTTTAAATAAATTTTATCATCTTTATAATAATATAAATGTATAATAATCAATTGTTTAATGAAAATACACAAATGGCATTTTTATATATAATAAAATCTTTATTTGTCATAATTCCAGTTATGTATTGGATTTATAATGGTGGATCTTTGTTAAATCCAAAAGAAGATAAAAGTACTAAACCATTTAAAAACATGAAAGAATCGTTTAAAAATTTTGTTAATAATAAAAGAAAAAAGATGATATTAAGTATTGGAACTGGTTTGTTTTTAATACTGATATCTTTGAGATATTTATTTTTATATAGACCTACAAATTGTGAAATTTCAGTTGGTATTTTAGTGGAATATTTAAGAAATAGAAACATATTAGATTATAAAACTTATGATATAATACAATCATATAAGCCTCCTAATATAGATGAATTTACAAGTTTTGTAAATAATTAAATATATTGGCTAATTTAAAAAATATTATATTATTATAAAAATGAAAATAACCTGAATTGAAAGTATTTCATGTAATACAAATTTTAAAATCAACATTTTTTAATATTGATCCAATAGGTTCAAAGAAAAATATTATTAAGTCAACTTGTGATGTGCAAAATGTAATTTTTAAATTTGACAGACAAATTATTTTCATTAAAAAATAAATCTCACTTTTTTTAATGAAACTGCAAAAAGCAATTAAAGAATTTATTGAAAATATTGATAATTCTGATCAAGAAGTTATTGATAATACTCCAAACAGATTTGTAATTGCATTAAAAGAACAATTATCAGGATATGATGAAAATCCAAAAGAAATTATTTTAAAATCTTTTTTTAAAAGTAATAATAAAGAAATGGTAATTATGAAAGATATTAATTTTACTTCAATGTGTGCTCATCATTTATTACCATTTATTGGAAAAATATCAATTGGATATAAACCAAATGGAAAAGTTGTTGGATTGTCAAAAATTCCAAGAATAATTAATTTATTTGCCAGAAGATTACAATTGCAAGAAAATTTAACAAAACAAATATGCGATTTCTTAAGTGAAAATCTTGAATGTGATGTTATAGTGTATTGTGAAGCTATTCATGAGTGTGTAACATGTAGAGGAATTAAAAATAATTGCACAACAATAACAACATATAAAACGTCAAACATAGATTTAGAAACAGAAAAACTATTTTTATTAAAAATAAATAAATGTCGATAGAAGTTTTCAAAATTAAATTTATAAATACTGGTTTCATAAAAATAAATTTTACAAATTATAAATAAAATTAATAAATCAAAAAGTGATTTATTAATTTTTAATGAATTTCGAATTTAAACAAAAATAAAATAAATGATATTTTAATTAAAAATCCTTTATATAAACATAAAATAATTTTTAATAAATATTTTTATGGTCTTAATCAAATTTATGATGATTCTTTATTTTCATTAATAAAAATTGAAAATTGAATTTGCATATTAGATTTTGTTTAATATGAATATTCTCTTAATTGATTCTTCTTATACATCATTTTATAGATTTTTTGCAACTGTCAGATGGTATAGTTTTGCATATAAAGAACATTACAATGAAATTAAATCAGATGTTAATTATGATTGGTTATCAAACAAAATTTTTACTGATACATATTCCAGAATGTATTTAGATTCTATTAAAAAACTTGTTAAACCAAAAATATTTAATAATTCATATTTATTTTTTTGCCAAGATGATCACAAATGCAAACTTTGGAGAAATAAAATTCATGAAAATTATAAGGAAGGCAGACAAGATTTAACATTAAAATTTAATTTTAAACCAGTTTTTGAATATACATATAAAACATTGATACCAAAATTTATAAGTGATTTCAAAAATATATTTGCAATTAAAGTTGAGTGTGTTGAAGCTGATGATATAATAGCTGTAATGGCAAATTTATTAAAAAATGTTGATATTCCAACTTTTATAATTTCAGGTGATGATGATTTTACACAACTGGGAAGAAAAAATTTATATATTGTCGACTACAAAACAAAAAAAATTAAAAATTTATCTGAAGAAGAAAGTAAAAAAGAATTATATAAAAAAATTATTAATGGTGACAAGAGTGATAATATCAATTCGATTTTCAAAGATATTAAAATATCAAATAAAAACAAAAAAGAAATTATTGAAGATGAAAATAAATTATTTGATTTTTTAAAAAATAATACAAATGCTAAAAAACAATATGAAGAAAATCAAAAATTAATAGATTTTAATTTTATTCCTAAAAGTATAAAGAAAAAAATTATGAAAAAAATAGATGAACAATTTAATATCGCAAATCCTAAAATTATAATTTGAAATAATTGATTTTAAATTTATTTTGACTAATCAATTTTTGTTCTGAAGATTGAATATATCCTCCAAATTGAAAATCTAATTTGTTATCTGTTGATGATGTTGATAATTCTTTATGAAGAAAATTGTTTGTTAAATCATCACTGGTAGTGCTCACAATATTACTACCCCCTTTTATTTCATTTATTATTTCACTGTCGTTATATATACTACTTCCACCCTCTTGATCATCCTCGCTCTCATCATCTTTATCATCTTCATCCTCATCCTTATCCTCATCCTCATTCTCATTCTTATCCTCATCCTCATCCTCATTCTCATTCTTATCCTCATCCTCATCCTCATCCTCATTCTCATCTTCTGAACTTTTCCCTCCGCTTACTTTGTCATCTTCTTCGTTATCTTTTTCTTCGTCATCTTTTTTTTCGTCATCTTCTTTGTCCTCGTCATCCTTTTTATCTTCATCATCATTATCTTCATCATCATCTTCTTTATTTTTCTCTTGGGTAGAATTTTCACCACCATCTTGATCTTCATCATCTTCATTTAAATTATTTGGATCAATATTTGGATTTGTAATTTCAACTGATTGTGAATCACTCATTGGTTTATTGAAAATAGAACTAACTTCTTCTGGAGATGAAAAATCACTATCACTTGTAGTTTCTTCTTTTGTTGATGAAATAGCAGTATAATTTTTAAATTCATTTGAATTTATATTATTGTGAACAGAAGAACTAAAATCTGAATAATCTGTATAAACAAGATTCATTTATATATTATCAAAGAAAAAAAATTGAAAAATTAATTTTTAAACTCAATTATTTTTAAAATGATTATTGGAATTTCTGGTAAAAAATATTCCGGAAAAGATACAGTGGCAAATTATTTGATTGGAAAATATAAATTCAAAAAATACTCTTTTGCAGATCCAATTAAAGATATATGTAAAATAATGTTTGATTTTGACGAAGATGAATTATATGGAAATAAAAAAGAATGTTTGAATAATAAATGGAATATTGTTCCAAGAAATGCATTTCAAGTAATTGGAACAGATTTTGGTCAGAATATTTTACATCAATTGTTTCCAGAAATCAATTGTGATAAAAAAAATTTTTGGGTATATAAAGCATTAGATTATTGTGAAAAAAACAAAGAGGAAAATATTGTAATTCCTGATTTTAGATTTAATCATGAAATCAAAATGTTTAAATCTAAATTTAATTCCAAATTTCAAATATGGAATATAAAAAGAAATAATGAAATGTTTGATGATCATATTTCAGAAAATGAATTGAATAATTATCAAGAATATGATTTTTGTATTTATAATGACAAAACAATTCAAGAATTATACACTGTAATTAACGATAAAGTCAATATTAATATTTAAATATTATATTCTGATTAGTTGTTTCAACATTATTTAAACAACAATAATTCACAAATTTTATTTTATCATGATCCAATTTGAAAAAAAGATTATTTCCGGTTAAAGATGATATGCAATTATTTGGTAACAATCTTGATAAAGCTCTTGTATAACCTTCTTCCAAATGATAATTTGATGCATTAAAATTTTTAAAAAGCATTCTTTTGAACATTTTATATGTAAATAAATATATTTCGTGATCATACATTTGTTTATCATTTTTGGAATAACTTAATGTTGGAACATAATGAAAACCAGGATCTGGATAAATTACACCAAACCCATCATCATTTATGCTTAGCTTCGTTTTGATAATCACATATGAACAAGGGAAATTATTCAAATCTTTAATTTGATTAAATTTTTTTTTAATATCTGTCGGTAAAACAAATTCTCCTAAATTTATGTTATTTTCTAGTTCTTCATAATTATTAACAATATAAACTTGATATTTCCCTGTTTCTATTGTCTGGATAGGTCCATTATTCTCCATTACATTGTAATTTGATTTCCCAATTTTTGTATCGGTCAAAAAAAAATTGCACATTTTCTGTGTTTCTTGTCTAAATTGAAGACATTGTTTTGATGAAATATCAACTAACCCAAATTCTTTTACACCAAATGGATTTGGTATAGCAATTAATGTAACACACATATCTCTATTTGTTAGAAAATCTTCCCCAGTATACAAATATGGGTTGTTCATATTATTCCATTTATCTCCCCATAACGTTGATTTATTAGATTTTATTTTTACATTATTTGTATAAATCATTAATTTATGAGGCTTATTTTTCATCATAACATCTAATAAATAAATTTTAGTTTTGAAGGGCTGATGGTCACTTAATGTGATACTCATATAAACTAAATTATATTTTATTTATCATCTATTGACAGTTCAATAAAACACTTGCCGGTTCTATTGTAATAAAAATCAAAACCAAACAATAAAGTATTCACAATTTTAATCATTTTGACATTTTGTAATTCTTCATGAAAAACGTTTATTAATGAAAAATTTTTATCATAACAAAATATGTACTCTATAAATTTTGATAAATCATCAACATATTTATTATTGAACAAATCATAAATTCTTAATTCTGCACTATTGATGTGACCAATGTTAATATTGGAATTAAATTTAATATATATTTTGCTAGCTTTATTATTAGAATTTTTATTAATGAAATCATCTTCTTGAATCCACAAATTTTTATTCAACATTAAATTTTTATCAAATATTTTGCAGTCCTTATAAATAAGACGACAATCATATGTACATTCATAATTTAAATAATAATCATCAATCAATAATTTCATAATTTCTTTTGGACCATACAAAAATATTTTTAAAGATTTTTCCACAAATAATTTATTTTGACGATTAAAAATATTACTTATATTATTTAAATCACATTGATAATTATTTTGACTTTTAAAAACGATTTTATTTACTTTTGATTTTAATTCTTTTCCAATTATCTTAAAATTAAAATAATGATTATAATTAAAATTTGAAAAATCAAGTTCAACTACAAAATTTTTATCATCAAAAGTTTTAAAATTATTAACAAGATCAAAAATACTTTTTTGAACAATTCTAGTACAATTATTCAAATAATAATCTAAACTTTGTTTCATAAAATAAAGATTAATGTGGGAACTAATTCATAAATCAATTTTTTATTCTAATTCTTTTTCTAGATGATCAAAATAAACTTGTTCAAGAGAATTATCAATTCTGGACAATGCATCCAATGCTCTAACAGGATTATTTCTATATAATTTAAAAATTGTTGTAATTTCAGCAGTTGAAAGTTTTGATTCCTCGACGAGACTTAATTTATTTTCATCTGGATAAACTTTAAAGAATTTTTTGTACATTTCTCTAATTTGATAATGATCTGCTTTCGACAGATAAGTTTTATGATCAATTCTTCCAGGTCTCAATAATGCTCTATCCAATTTTTTAGGATCATTTGAAGTTATAATTAAAATTCTGCCGTGATTTGAATTAATTCCATCAATTGCATTCAAAATTCCACTAAGAGAAAGTTTTGAATTTTTATTTTTATCAAAAAGTTTCTTTTTATCTTCGATTTGTTCAGTATCTTTTTTGTTATCATCATTATTTTTATCCAAATTTCTTTTATGAACTACATTGGTTTGAATATCAATGTCTTCAATCACAAGTATACCTTTTCTACAATTAATTTCGTTAAGTAGAGCATTTAGTTCTGTATCATCATTAATACATGACAATGTTAAATAATATATGTCTCTTTTACAATAATTTGACAAAGACAAAATAAAACTTGTTTTACCAGTTCCAGGTTCTCCATATAATAGAAAACCAATTCTCCACGGAATACCCATTTCTTTGCAAAATTCTTCTGTATCATTGAAAACATTGATATTTTCAATGAGTTCTTCCTTTTGTCCTTCTTTCAAAATTAATGTTTCTAGTGTTCTATAATTTTCAGCTTTCTTTTTTTCCCATTTTCCTTTGTTATTATTGAATATTTGTTGTTCCCATTCACTATTTTTTTGGTTTTTAGCATGTTCTTCCATACAATACAACAAAAAATCATCTTGAATTTTTGAACTATCTTCCCATTTTTTGACACAACATTTAAAATTTAATACATTATTGTCTTTCTCAATTTTTTGTTCTGATCCAGAAATTGTTTCTTTCTTAATTGTTTGAGAAAAAATGAATTTACGTCCTTTAAACATAAATTCTATTTCTCTATGATTGGGAACTTCTTTATACAAATTTTTATTAACAAGTTTGTCATTATCATTCAATTCAATATCTTCAGTTTTAAAAAATGAAATAGGTGATTCCTTTCTTAAATCTAATTTATTAGTTACATACCAATATACTGACGGAAATAATGTTGATAAATTTCTGGTTGTCATGTGAACTTCTTGAACATTAAATTCAACCCATTTATCGTCTTCTTTTGTTCCCATAAATTTTTCAACTAGAAATTTAATATATTTTTCATAAATAATCAAATTAAATTTTTTAATGTAATTAAGATAGAGCCAAGTGAAAATTGATCTTATCCATCCAATAATAATATCAAAAATTTTTGGAATAATACCATTTAATGATGCAAATAAAGATAATACGAATGCTGTTACAAGCATGTTTAGATATGGATCATCGAATTTTATCATTTCCATTAATTTAAATTGCATCATTGATTGGAGAGGATAAGAATTCAAGTTGTTATTGTTCATTTCCTATTAAATTCTTTGGTGAAAATATATAAAAATCAATTTTTTTATTAATATTTGCTTTTTACCTTTGACTTCTTTTCATTTGTGGTGTTGCAATATATTTATAATTGATTTTTTTAGAATTATCACAAAAAAATAAAATTTTAACATCTTCATCAAATTTTTGAATTGGTATTTCTATTATATCATTATCATTTAATATTAATACCATATTATCATTTAAATTTATTCTATTTCCATTTAAATTCACTTTGAAATTTCCATCAAGAACTATTAAAAATTTAACATTGTTTGTTTCAAAATCATAACAGTTATCAGATTTTTTACATAATAAAATTATACACGAATTAATGTATATATGTTTTAATTTATCATTCAATGTAACTAGTTTTAATTCATCATCAAAATTATTAAAAAAATTTTTAATAAATTTATTTTTTTCATTTTTTGTTTCATTAATAATAATATCATATTTGTCCCATTTTGTAATATTGTTGATAAAATTTATTAGAATTGTTTTATGATTTATATTCAATAAATTATCAATTCTCATATATTTATTTTAAAACTCAATTTTTTAAATGTAAAAATTATTGATCAAACTTTTCCACTACAACATAATTTTCAAAATATTTATCTAAATCATCAAGAGAATTTGTTTTTTTAATTTTGTTTTTAGTTGTTCGTAAATAATTTAATGATTTTGATCTCTGTCTCACAACACAAAGTTCGTTAACAAACGACTTGTTAATATTAACAATATTTTTTTGATTTTTTATTTGATTGTATATATCTATGAATTTATAATTATGATAATTCATTAAATAATAAATTATAATTGTTACTGATCTACTTCTTCCTTCAAAACAATGGACGATAATTTTTTTGTTTAGTCTTAAATTATCGTGGATATATTTTGCACAATTTTCTAAATTTAAACCAAAAAAAGCATTTGTGTTATCTTTTATTGAAACATTATAATATTCAAAGTCATTTTCAAAAAAGTTCGGAATGTTGTCAGTTACATTGATTATTATATCAAAATTATTTGATTTAAGTAATTCTTTATTTGCAGCATTAATACTATTTCCAAGAAATAAATTCGGAAATATTTCAATTGGACTAGAAAAAACATATTTGAGTCTTTCATAAACACTGACATCACTTTCATATCTTTCTATTGGTTCGTAATATCTATAAATATTTGATGGTTTCATTAATGTTCTAGCTACTAAATATGAAGCTTTTAAAAATGAAGGTATATTCATATTATATTATTATATATAAAATAATAAAATAACAATTTTTTTAACGAAGATTAAAAAATAGCCTTAAACAGATATTGGCAATTTTTTTAACGAAGATTAAAAAATAGCCTTGAACAGATATTGGCAATTTTTTTAACGAAGGTTAAAAAATATCCTTAAACAAAATAATTACAATTTTTTTCAAAATATATATTATAATAAATGGAAATTATACATGAAACTGATTTATTTAATAATATAGGTAATAAAGAGTTTGTTTGTATTTATTTACACAACAATTTTTATTTTTTATGCCATGTTCTTAATTTTAAAATTTATCCTATTGACGATTTATATTATAAAACATTTAATGATGCTATGAACAATTATGACGGACATTTAAAATTATTAAAAAATTATGTTGTTGTAAAATAAAATCTAATTTTAAATATTATGATTATTATCTTTGTTTTGATATTTATATTTATAACTTGTTATTATTCTAGAGAGAATTATAAAAACATTTTTATTTTTGATGATAAAATTTATGGATATAAAATTCCATGTGTTAAATTATGTGAAAAATTTACTTTAATTATGAATAAGTTCAATATTCCCCAACATAATAATAGAAATTGTAAAAAAATTATATCGATTGGTTTTAGGTCTCCAAAACATTATAATGATTTTATAAATGCAATTAATGGTAAAGGTAAATTTAATGATAGAATATGTTTAGAATATTCTTTTTCACCAAAAGAAAAATCTTCAATTTCTTATCATTTTACTATCACAAAAAAATCAATTAAAATTTTTACATCAACATTTGAAGAAAATTGTGTTTTTTACTAATTTTTATTTTGTAGTTTATTTTTATAATGTCATCTGAATTTATTATAAAAAAAAAATCTATGGTTATTACCATTGTTTTTATTTTGGTTTTTATAGGAATTGCCTATTATTTATATAAAAAATCATTTAATATCACATTAGATTCCGAAACAGAAAAGTTTAGTGAAAAAAGTATAGATATCAAAACTGTTTCACAAACAGACTGTCCAGACTCTGAACTACAATATAAACAAAATAAATTCTCATTTTCAACAAATCAAGATAATTATTTATCAGCTAACATTAAGATTAAAGATAGTTCTTCTTCAACTACAGAAACACCACCAGTTCTTAATAATCCAATATTAAAAACTTATACACAAGCACCAGTAAATTTTGAAAATGAAAAAAAATCATCACCACAAATGGTGGAACAACAAGGAAGCTATTCAACCACAGGAGAATACAAATAAAAATGATTTAAACAGATAATCATTTTTATTTTAATAAATGTACAATAGCAATAACAATATCAATTTTATAATCAATAAACAAACAGAAACTATTAATTATTTACAATGGCAAGTATCCTATTTAATTAATCAAATAAATCATAATCAATTATGTATGATGAGTATGCAATTTCAATTATTTAATTTACAAAATCAATTTAATCAACAACAATTTAATCAACCACAACAATTTAATCAACAACAATTTAATCAACCACAACAATTTAATCAACCACAACAATTTAATCAGCAACAATTTAATCAACCACAACAATTTAATCAACCGCAACAACCATGTTTCCAACAACCACAAACCAATAATTGTCAAAATAATTATGTAAATAATAAGGATATACATCCATTTTCAATAAAAGATAATGATGAAATTTTTAGTATTGGTAGAAGTTTTTCAACAAATGGATATGGTACAAGAAAAAATAAAACCAATGACATAAGAGGAGATATTAATGTTATGCCATATGATCCAAATATGATAAAACATGCATTTATTGGTGATCCATTTGATGATTCATGTAATTTTGATGAAGATTGGTGCATCAAAAAAAATGAAAATGAAGATGTTAATAATAAATATTATATTAGAGAATCAGAAGGATGTTTAATGGATAAATACAAAAAAATAATAAAAATACGATCAGAAAACAATTTAGATAGCGATGATCAAAAACCTGAAAAAAATGATAATTCCAATGTAATGGATAAATTTAATAATTTTATAGAAGAAAGATCAAATTTTATTGAAACAATTGATGAGAATAACAATGAAAATTGTGAATTTAGTGATTTTAATGAAGAATCAGACAATTCAGAAAACATGGTATAAATTATTTTTATAATTATTAATAACTTAAATAATTATAAAAATTTATTCTAAACACAATTCAAGAGCTTGAGTTAGATGTTTAATTGGTGTTGCTTTAAAATTTTCATCTATTAATTGTGGATATTCACTAACAATCAAATTGAAATCATGAATATTTGATTCTGGAAACAACACATGAGTTATTCCTGCTTTCTTAGCACCAATCATTTTAGAAAGTAAACCACCAATTTCCATAACATTACCCATAAAATCAATTTCTCCAGTTATAGCAATATTTGGATTTATTTTTCTATTTGTGAATAAACTGTAAAAACAAAGAGTTGTAGCAACACCTGCACTTGGTCCATCTTTTGGAATCGATCCTTCCGGACAATGAATATGGATACCTGTTGGACAATTTTTCCATTTTCCAAACCAAATATTTTTAGTTTCATTATCTAGATAAGACCATGCAACTGTTTTTGCTACATTAATGGCTTCTTGTTTTACATTTTTCACTGAACCAGTAATTTTTAAATCCATTTTGTTATTCATTGGAATTTCCATCATTTGAATATCCAAAATACCACCATTTCCATTGTCACAAGCATATAAACCATGAACAGATCCAACTTTCCATATACCATCATTTTCAAGATATGTAATTGGTTTTTTCTTTTTTATGTAGAAAGAAGATATTTTATCTTCCGTAATTTCAAAAGGATATGTTACTGGTTCATTCATTATTTTGTCATTTGATAAATGTACTAAATTGGTTTTTCGAACAATAGTATACATAATTTCTTTTAATCTCCTAACACCTCCTTCTCTTGTGTATTTTTCAATAATAAATGAAATAACATCGTCTTTTATTTGAATATCATTTTCTTTCAATCCCATATCTTTTAAAATATTGGGTAACAAATATTTTTGAGCAATGTGAATTTTTGAAATATCAGAAATATTATTAGCTTTAATTGTTGTAATTCTGTCCAACAAAATTGGATTTACTTTTTCAATATTATTAAATGAAAATAAAAAGGTTGCTCTGCTTAAATCAAAACTAACACCATCAAAATATTTATCTGTAAAATGTTGATTTTGTGATGGATCAATCAAATGCATTAAAATATTTATTATTTCAGATCCTTTTTCAGTCGTACTAACTTTATCAAGTTCATCAAAATAAAAAATTGGATTCATACATCCTGCTTTGATAACTTCATCTACAATTCGACCACACATTGAACCAACATATGTATAACTATGTCCTTCTAATATAGAACCATCTTGTGCACCACCTAATGAAATGAAACAAAAAGGTCTATCCATAGCTTTAGCAACTCCTTCTTTAATAATTGTTGTTTTACCATTTCCAGGAGGACCATATATACCCATAACACTTCCACTAGATATTGGATTATTAATTTCCTGAGCTAAAATTTCACATATTTGATCTTTGGCATGATCATGACCAAATACTGCTTTGTCCATTCTTTGTCTCATATCATTCAAAAACAAAGACACTTGTTCAGCATTATGTTTTTCCTTAAAATCCAAACCTTTATAAATTCCGAATGGAACTCTTAAAAGTTTAGTAACCCAATCATTTAATTTATGATATTCATGATCTCCAGGTGATGCATCCTCAAGTCTTTTCACTTTTCTCAAAACATTTGATTTTTCTTCATCTTTTATTTTTGATTCCACAACTTTTATGTAAATTGGTTTATCTTCTTTTACATTTTTTTCACATTCTTCCATCAATTTCAAAATATTATTTTTTTCTGTCATTGATAATTTTACAAAATAGTCATATGGATCTTGACCTGATTTATCCATATCTCTTAATTCTTTAAATCTTTCTTCTTCATAACCTCTTTTCCTTTTTTTGTTATCATTAGCATCTACAATAATTTGTTTAGTTGGAACATAATCATCATCATCTTTGTCTTCATCATCTAATTCAGAATCAGAACACATATCAGAAAAAATTAGTGTATTGTCATCTTTTTGTTTTGTATTTTTTAGTTGATTTAATTTTTGTCTACAAAAATTAACAAGATTAAAATTTGTTTTAGTTTTCATTTCTGAATTCACTTCCTTTTTAATTTGATTAAATGCTGATTTAATTGTATTAATGACCGTACTATATATTTCGTCATCATCTTCCAATAATTCTTTCAATTGTCTTTTCACTAAATTTAAATATGAAACTTTAATTTTCTCAATAAACCCATTCCATTGATTTGGTTTTAATTCATTTTTTTTTGAAAAAATTTTAATTAAACTCTCATAGATTTGAATTTTATAATGTTTTATTAAAGTTTCGGAAAAATTATTCATAGGTTTTTTTTTAATAAATGTTAATTTGTGTTTATATATGTTTGCGTTTAAAATATAAAAAAAATATATAAGTTTTTAATCCAAGTTTTATGTTTTAAATAAAAAAGTTTATTTACAACATTTATTTTTACTTGGTCGGACCGGATCAACAAACTTTACAATATCATCACCATTATTATTATTGTTTTCGATCACAATATTTTTTTTTTGTTCAACTATTAATTTTGAAATATTATAAAATGGTTCATCAACACTATCATTTTTTGCACTGGTTTCAAAATATGGCAATTTTAATTTTTCAAGTTCTTCTTTCGTGACCTGTCTTTTGTCAATCATATCTGATTTATTTCCAATAATAATTTTAACCGGTTTTTTTGAATTATATTTTTCTGCATAATCAAGCCAATAATTAATATTTTCAAATGATTCTCTATTTGTTAAATCAAAAACAAAAATTAATCCTTCTGCATTCCTAAAATGAGCATGAACAATAGACCTAAACCTTTCTTGACCAGCAGTATCAATTAATTGAAGTTTAACTTTTTTGTCATTAATATTTATGATTTTAAGTTTGAAATCAATTCCAATTGTTGGAACTCCAGAAAAATCAAAAATATTATCTGCAAATTTAATTAATAAACTTGATTTACCAACACCACTATCACCAACCAATAATAATTTTACTAAATAATCATATTTTGAAGACATTTATGATTATTTTTAATACAAATAAATCATAAATCAATTTTTTATCAAATTAATAGAACACTATTTAAAAAAGTTTTAATATTAGTTTAATATTATGGGGTGTACTAATACCAAAAATATAGTTATTGAAAATCATGAAAAATCAGGATTATGCATTAAACTTGAAAATATACTAAAATCAAAATATGATAAAATATTGAGAGAAAAAGGATATTATGAAATATCATTTAATTACATAATTTATATTTCTTTTTTTGATGAAAATAAAATAATAAAATTTCCACCACTTTATACTTACAGAACAAAATATCAAAATATTGTTGATCAAGTTTTTATTTTTAAAGAACAACTTTTAAAAAATAAATCATATAAATTCAGAATAGGTTCAATTGATGGAAATCCAGATAAATATTTGGAAATGAAATACTATGAACATGAAGACAAATTTATTATAAATTTTAGTAAAAATGATGACTGTATAGATATTACAAATTTTTCAAAAAATGATGCAAAAAATATAATTATTAAATATTT